TAGCAGAAACCAAGAGTCCCGGATCCGGTGGTAAGAAACCAAGCGGTGGTACAGTCTGGCGTACTGCTCCTAAAGAAGATTATAAAGCGAAATTAGCCGAAGTATTGAGTAGACGTTGATGAGGCTGTATTAGTAGTGTAAGAGTATATTTATTCTCTTATCTTATCTATTTACTACAGATAGTAATTATGGCGGAAGTTACCGAAAAAACATTAAAAGATTTAAAAGCAGAAGCTATTGCTCTAGGTATTCCGGCAGAGGATGTAGAGTCTTTTAACACTAAGTCCCAGTTAAATGCTCTAATTGGTGGAATGAAGGCTAAGGATGCTACTACTAAGGAACCGGAGAAGGTGAAAGCTATTGTAGAGGCTCTTAAACCGGAAGAAGAAAAAAAAGTTAATAAAGTCTGGTTAGGTAAAGCGGAGATACTTAGAGAAAAGTTGCTAAAACAGTTAGTAGAGGAGCCGGTTACTTTCTTAATTCCGTTAGCTCCCAAGGAGAAGCCTGGTAAAGTAGAATGGCGGAAAGATAAGAACGATAAACCATATCAAGTTGTTATTGGTGACGGTAATGTGGAGCCGGTCCAACTAAACGGATTTAAGTATCTTGTTCCTAAAGGTGTTTTAATTCAAGTTCCTAAGCAAGTGGCAGAAGTTCTTAGTAAGTCCTACCGTATTACCAGTGAAGCTGGACGAAATATGTTAGTTGATAGGACTGATCCGGCTACCGGAATGAAAGTATCGGAAGCACTTTAAGTTTGGGGACTTGACATTGTGTAAAAATTACTACAGAATATAGTTATTAGTTAGCGACACGGAAAAACCGAAGCGCAAAACCATAGTGGTTTGCGCTTTTTGTTTTTCAGAAAGGATCTTTATGGATGTCACTACTAGAGGTTCCGATGTGACGGCAGAAGTTAACTACTTCTATGACCGTACCCTATTAGAAAGAGCAGTTCCTGCCTTTCTGTATAACCGTTTCGCCCAGGTTCGGGATATTCCCGGTAATTCTGGAACGGATAGCATTACCTTCCGCAGGTATGGAGCGTTAACCGCCCAGACCACGGCTTTGACAGAAGGTGTTACTCCAACTGGTAAAGCGTTAAGTATCACTGATGTACACGCTACTGTTTTACAGTACGGTGACTTTGTGGTCTTGACTGACAAACTCCAAGCAGAAACCATTGACCCAATCCTAACCGAAACCGCTCAAATCTTAGGCGAGCAGGTTGGTGAGTCCTTGGACGATCTAGCCGGAGCTGTTTTATCAGCTGGAGATACTGCGCAGTATGCCTCAACAGCTACTCAAACCAGTGAAGTCTCGTCTACCATGAAGCTTACCCGTTTGGAAGTTAAAGAAATGGTTAGGACCCTTCGTGGAAATAACGCTAAACCCGTTACCTCGATGATTGATCCTTCCACTGGCTTTAACACCATTCCGGTAGCCGCTTCCTTCATTGGAATTGTGGATGAGGACACGCTGTATGACCTAGAAGATGCCGAGGGTTGGATTCCTGTAGAGAAGTACCCAAATCGTGGTGATGTTATGCAGGATGAAAAGGGATCTTTAGCTGGGGTGCGCTTCTTGATGTCAACCAACGCTTATGTTGAAGCAGACGCTGGTGTTGGGACCATTGATGTACACTTTACGATCATCTTTGGTCAAAATGCGTACGCTCAAAGCAGGATTTCTACGGAAACATTACAAAATATCGTAAAACCGCTTGGCTCTGCGGGATCGGCTGATCCTTTGAACCAACGATCTACTAGCGGATGGAAGCTGTCTTATGTATGCAAGATTATCCAACAGGGATACATCGGAAGAATCGAGCATGCTGTAAGTAGCTAGAAAGGATATATTATGGCTGTAACGTCTACTCAAACAAGCAACGGAGGTGTGGCAAACATCGCAGTTGGAAGATACCTTAGTACAGGTACAGCGGCCGCTTTTAAGATTACAACTGGCTTTAAGCCACGTTATGTAAAAGTTGTAAATCTAACTGCCGCTTTAACAGGGTTGTGTCAAATGGAATGGTACGAGGGAATGACCGACGCCTACGGTGTTAAGACATACGATGCCGGTACTAGCGAGACAGGAGTTGAAATGATTACCTCTCTCGGTATTACTGTAGCAGAGGATGGTTTTACAGTAGGACTTGATACTGACTTGAACGTTACTAGTGAACAGTTAAGCTGGATCGCTATTGGATAAAATATAGGAAGTCAAACCCCCGCCAATGTTGGTGGGGGTTAGGCTAGAAGGGAAAATAATGTTGTCATATAGTTTTGGTAATGCTTCAAACGGTAACTATGAACTGGAGCGGACGCTTCGGGACTTTGATACCAGACTTACTAGATTGGAAGGAAACCTTAAATTAACTTCCCAGTCACCTAGTATCAGTCCTTCGTATAGTCCAAGTGCCAGTCCGTCGACCAGCATAAGTCCGTCAATTAGTCCATCAATTAGTCCTAGCTAGTGATGGTTAAATTAAATTTATGATTTACGACGCAGTACAGGACCTGGACGCCAATGGGCGACTGATCCACTCACCACTACCGTTTAGAGCAGAAAAAACGATAACCTTTGATGGTGGTACTGCTAATGATCCTGGTGATTACGATAGTGTAGGAAACCCAGCGCCATTATTTACCGTAACCGGTGATGTAATGGTCATGCTGGTAGCGGTTTGCAAGGATACTCTGGTTGGGGCGGCTACTTTAGAAGTAGGAGTAACAGGCGCAACGGCGTCTTTACTGCCTCAAATTACTAATGCTACAACTTTAGCAGTCAATGAAGGATATGTTGATACCTCCCCTTCTTTAGGGGAGGGATTCACATTAGCTCATCACATTATTGGTGGTGGGTTAGATATTATTCAAACGATTGGCAGTGCAGACATAACTGCTGGGGAGATAGATTACTATTGTTTCTGGTTGCCACTTTCTTCGGATGGACATGTTTGTGCTACAATCCCGTCTCCTAGCGCTAGCTATAGTCCAAGCCTGTCACCAAGCATTTCTCCTAGCTATAGTCCATCTATTAGTCCGAGTTTAAGTTCATCACTCTCTCCGAGCATTAGTCCTTCGGAAAGTCCATCAACTAGCATAAGTCCATCACGCAGTCCGTCGTTAAGTCCTTCATTATCACCAAGCATGAGTCAGAGTTTGTCACCGTCAATTAGTCCGAGTGCTAGCCCTTCAACTTCATTAAGTCCCTCTCTAAGCCCTAGCTTGTCACCGAGTTTGAGTCCATCAATTTCGCCAAGCACTTAAGCGTGATATACTTACAGCATGACAGCATTAGAACTGGCAACCTTAATCCGATACAAAACTAGGACCAACTCCACTACTTTTACTGACGCTGATATGTTACCCCTAGTTAAATACAGGATGGATGATCTGTCGGAAAGACTAGCCAAGTCTTTAGCAGTTGATGAAGATCCTTTTTTGATTCCCCAGACAACTGATCTAGTGGCGGATCAGAGGGATTACGCCTTTCCTAGCGATATTCTAGCCCGTATGAAGCGTTTAGAAGCCACTTTTGATGGTACTACTTGGGTTAGGTTGCTTCCTATGGACATAAGCGAGTATAAGGATACTCACGACGAGACTGTTATTACCAGTCATTTTGGTAATGTGCAAGGAGAAGCCTTTTACGACATGCTTAGAACGGGCATTTACATCTATTCTGGGTCTATCATTTCTGTAACTGCCGGATTAAAGCTGTGGTGTACTACTTACCCCAGTGTACCGGCTAATTTGACTGGAAATACTGTTGATTTAGCCACTGATCCTGATTCTACTCATCCAGGATTTCCTAGAGCTTTACACGAATTACTAGCCAGAGGTGTCTCTATTGACTATAAAGAGAGCCGGGAAAAGCCTATCCCCTTATCGGAACGAGAGCTTAAGTATGATTTGGATGTCAAAAACACCATTGATACCCTTAAAAATGGTGATGCTAATCGGTCAATTATCGGCAATGTTCCAACTAGGTATAATAACGGTCAGGATTTATAAACAAGTCTATGAAGTTATCTGTAATAGTTCCCGATTATAAGGATCCACTACTCCATAAAACTATTGATTCATTATTAGATAATTCCGAATTAGGAGATCAGTTAGAGGTTATTGCTGTTTTAGACGGTTGCTGGTCTACCTTACCGTTTAGGGAAGACGATAGATTAAAGATAGTCCATCTAGGCAAGAACCGGGGGATGCGTGGGGCTATCAATGCTGGAGTTGCTGTAGCCAAAGGCGAGTTTATCATGCGTACTGATGAACACTGTATGTTTTGCAAGGGTTATGACCGTATTTTAACTAAAGCCTGTCGTAAAAACTGGATTATTACTGGTATGCAGTATTTCCTTGATCCGGTGAAGTGGGAAGTAATGGACATCCCCCCAGTTGGTCATCAGAAGTTAGTAATACAGGGTGGTAAGAAGTTTGCCGGTCAAAGGTGGGAGGAGCTGGACGAAAAAACTAAGAATAGAGTTAATTCGGAAACTATGGCTATGCAAGGGAGTATGTGGTTGATGCCCCGCAAGTGGTGGCAAGATGTTATTGGAGAATTGCAGACCGAGGGGTATGGTCCCTTGATCCAAGATTCTCATGAGATGGTATTTAAGACTTGGAAAGCTGGGGGAGAATTGGTACTTAATAGAGAAATGTGGTTTGCTCATAAGCATCGCTCTTTCTCAAGGACACACAGTAACGGAACTGTCGAAAATCCCGCTAATTGTGATCAGGGTTACGAATACGCTCTTAATGAGTGGCGTGATTATTACGAAAAAGAAGTCCGGCCTAAGTGGGGGATATAGTGAAAATTCAATTTGAAAGCTCTACTAGTTGCAATTCTAAGTGTGTTTTTTGTCCTAGACTTAAGATGACTCGTCCTCATGGTTTAATGAGTGATGAGTTATTTCATAAGATTATTGAAGATGGTAAGAAGTTTCGCCGGCCTTTCTTTGTTCCTTTTCTAAATGGTGAGTCTTTTATGTTCCCCAGGATTTGGGAGTGGCTAGATTATATGCAAAAGGAGAATGTACCGGTCCATTTGTATACCAATGGGGAATATATGGATGTAGACCGCCTAGTAAAGTACACTAATATCCGTTTAATTTGTGTCAGTGTTAACGCTAATACTGCCGAAACTCATCAGGCGGTTATGCGGGGACCTAATTTTGAAGTAGTAGAGGCTAAGACTAGGGATTTAATCAATAAGTCCCGTTGTCCGATCTACGTTTCAATGGTAGAAATAGAGGCTAATCAGTCCGAGAAACTAGAGTTTGCTAAAAAATGGGGTAAGCATGCTATCTTTGGTGAGTTTAAGAATTGGGGCGGGGCGGTTCATGACCCCCTAGAGCGAACTGGGAAGCGTGTACCGTGTTGGTCCCTTATGAATGCTATTACGATCCTTTGGGATGGTCGTGTAGTGGCTTGTTGCCTTGATTATGACGGTCAGTTGGTTATAGGAGACGCTAATAAGCAGTCTCTAACCGAGATTTGGCATAATTCTAAGTGGTTACGAGATAAACATCGTCAATTAGATTTTAGTATGCTTCCTTGTAAGGATTGCAATCAAAATATTCTATAACCAGAATGTATGAAACAGATCTTAACTTTTGTTAGTCCAACACATTGGTTTAATGATGAGTGTGTCAATTTGGTTAAGGTACAGATCGATAATAGTCTTGAGTTAGGTTGGTCCCCGGAAGATATAATGTTGGTGACCAACTTTGAGTATGAGTATAGAGGTGTTC